TAACAGCAGCAACCGATAGCGTTGATTTAATTAATGCAATTGATAATGGTTCGCATGATGTAGAGGGCATGGAGCAAGCAGAGATAAATGACATGGTACAAAGAAATGTAGACCATCTTGAACTTATCTTGGCTTACACAGACCCAGACGTAGCAGGAGACTCATCAGATAAGTCTAGCTACACAGATGCGATTGCTACTGGTAAGGATTACATTGTTAACAATTCTTGATAGAATAAATATTTATAAATAACAAAAGGGAGTTTTAATACTTATGAATGATGAAAATAAAATAACAGAAAACAATGATCCAATAGTTCTTACTATTAATGATGGTGAAAACGAAAGATCCTGGAAAAGATCAGAGTGTAATGATTTGCAATTGACTCTGGTTAGAGAGCTAGAGCCTATAGCAAGAAAATTAGTGGCCCTAGAAACTGAGTTTGCAGCTGAACTGCGAAACAAGGAGTATCGTTTAAAAGATTTTGTTAATGCTGGTGACGTTGTTGAAACAGAAAACGTAGAGGCTGAATAATGGATTTAGTTATTATAAATGTAATTTTAATAATCTTAATTGGCTTTGCTATTCGCAAATATACACCACATTACTGGGCCAAGATTAAACAATTTTTGAAGTTCTAATGCCTAACACTAAACCCACAGCTGCAACAGTTCATACTGAACTTTTGGTACATGAAAAAGAATGTGCTGAACGCTGGAAAACCAATTTTAGACAACTGGACAAATTAGAGGAATCTATTGCCAGGTTGCAGTGGTGGATTATAGGTGGGGTTACAACTATAGGTGTATCACTATTTACATTGATACTTACTTTTTTAATTGGGATGAATTACTAATGAAATTTAATAAAATTAAAAACATTGTTGGATCTCTGGCCCCAACTTTAGGATCTGCATTAGGTGGCCCAGTAGGCGGCATGGCGGCTAACCTGGTTGCAGAAGTTTTAGGCTGCGATCCATCACCTAAAAAAATAGAGCAAGCAATACACAATGCAACACCAGAACAATTGTTGGCCTTAAAAAATGCTGAATTAGAATTTGAGGCCCAGATGAAGCAAATGGATGTAGATGTGTTTGCCTTGGAGACACAGGATATACAAAATGCCAGATCTGCTTTCTCTAAAGATTGGACACCTAGATTTTTAGGATCTGTAACTGTGCTTGGTTTTATGGGTTATATCTTTTTAATTACAATCTACCCAGTTAACGAAAATGCAGATGATGTAGTTAATTTAATCCTGGGGTATTTTTCTGGAATCGCCTCAGCTGTAATTAGTTTTTATTTTGGGGCCAGCAATAAGGCCGAGGATAAATAATGTATATGGCTATGCGAGAAGATAAACATTTTGATAGAGATCTAATTAGATCCAGGTTAAAAGATTTTGAAGGTTTGGTTTTAAAAGCATACGAATGTTCAGCTGGCTATACTTCAATTGGCATAGGCCGCAACCTGGACACCAGGGGCATAACAGAAGATGAGGCTATGTACTTATTAAATAATGATATTGATTCTGTATTTAAAGATCTTGATAGACATCTGGCCATATGGAGATCCTACCCATTAAAGGCCCAGTATGTTTTTATAGATCTTTGCTTTAACCTTGGAATTCATACACTTTTATCTTTTCGCAAAACTCTTTCGTTTTGTGAATTGGGTGAATGGGAAAAAGCAGCTGCTGAGTTACTTAATTCAAAATATGCCAGGCAAGTAGGTAGAAGGGCAATCTTCAATTCTGAACAATTGGCTTTATGTCAAAATCAAACACAGACAACCATAACGCCAAACGCTTAGGATCTCTGGGCGAATCATTAGTTAAGTCATGCTTGCTTGAATACTCAGATTTTTGCTATGAAACTTGCGAATCACATCCAGCAGATCTCATCGTTGAATTTGGTAATGCCCTATATAAGGTGCAAGTTAAATCCAGGAACAAATCTAAAGAGGGCAAATACACATTTCCAATTGAAAGCCATAGGGCCAAGTCTGATACACATAAACATTATCATTGCGATATTTATGCTTTTGTATTTTTCCCAGATAAAAGAGTCCTCTTTGTACCAAACACAAGCGGCCAGAAATATTTCATATTCCAAGAAGCCACCATTGCTGATGGCATGGAGTTTTCTTCTCTCCAGGACACTTTAGGATCACTTTCACAGATCCCAGTCTTAGATAATCTCCTGGAATAATTACGAATAATAGCAATTTTGCAGCTGACACCAGGTAAATAACTCGTAATCTAATTTATAAATAACAAACTATGTTTGCATATATATATATTTATATATATATTAGGGGGTATGTTATTTATAAATAAGGGAAACCTTGGGAGAAACTTGACATGAATATAAAACTAAATGAAAACGAAGTAAGTGCCTTAATAGATCTTTTGGAGTTAGACACTTGCACAGATGTTGCTGAAACAAACTGGGAAATGACAACTTGTGCTACCAGTGATTTAACCAAAGACCAGGCATACGACTTATATGCAAAACTATTTACTTTGCACAAAATGCAATTAAACCAACGAGCAAAAAAACAGGGGGCAGCATAATGAAATACGAAGTATCACCAGAAAGCTATTTGTTAGACGAGAAGGCCAGCGATTATGAATCCTGGTCTTATTGGTCTGAAAAACATTTAGATCCGCAAAAGATCTGGGGCCATGGATGGTGCCATATTTATGGCAACAGAAATTGCACCTGGAAGCTCAAAGATGAAAGCTGGCATTTACAAACAACTGCTATCTTTAAGCACACTCACATTGAGTTATTAACCAATGACACTCCTTATGATTCAGTATCGTTAAGAAAGGCAATTGTTGAGGTTTGGTTTGGATCCTTAGCACCATTCGACCAGAACAAGAATAGGAAGGATGCAAGAAACTTAGGTGCAAAGATGCACAGAGCAAAATTAAAGGGGGCAGCATAATGGAAATTTTAATTTTTTTAGGCCTGGTTTTTATACCTATCAAATACATATTTGATGCTTATATGGCTCACAGAAGGAGAATTAGGATCTGGAGACATATACCTATGTCTATGCGATTACACTACGATCAACGTAATGTTAAGTAGTATTGACTGGGGTTTAGTTCAGCTGCAACTAGCGGCTGGCCTGGCCCCAGTTTTTGTTATTTTGTACTTTTTATATAAATCGTAGTAAGGTTGTTAATTACAAAAATATATAAATATAACTTTAAGGTTGTTATTTATAGGGGGTGTATGAATTGGATAATATTTTAAGAGAGACTTCAAATCTCATAAAATTGAGAAGAAGGGTGGTTGTTTACTTGCCAAACAAAAAAGTAAAAACAAGACAGCTGGCAGCAGATCTGCTGAATCTACCAAAACACAATCAAGCTACTTGCCTTGATTTGTTTATAGATAAACCCAGCAAAAAACCAAAAGATAAACCAGAGCTTAGAAGGGCGGTTGCATTATGTAATGATAGGAATGCAGATCTTATTATTCCAGATCTAGGAACACTGGCCCAAAGCATACATTTTCTTGCTGCTGTATCTGGCCTAAAACATAAGTTGTATGGCATAACCAGGCCTAACGGAGAAATCATTTTGATGCCTTTAGACATACCAACGCTGGCCAGCATATCAGCCAACATTAGACAAGATGTAAGGGCCAAGACGAAGGCCAGGCTCCAGGAGTTAAAGGATCAAGGTGTACAGTTAGGATCCCCAGATCCAATGAAAGGTTTAGGCGTTGCTCATGCGGCCAATAGATCTATTGCAGATGATTATGCCAGGCAAGTAATTCCAGAGATCCGTGAGATCCAGGCCCTGGGGCATAAGACATTGATGGCCATAGCCAAGATGCTAAATGCCAGGGGCGTAAAGACTGCTAAGGGCGGTCAATTTCATGCCACTACAGTCAAAAACATATTAGATAGATCAAAATTTTTATAGGAATAAGTTATGGATAAAGTCATATTAAAAACATTTTGCAAATATCAGCAGACTGTATTGTTTGAGGAAATGCAATTTGAAAAATTTAGCAATACCATCATTACAGACCCAGTTGAAAAATTGGTTTCCTATTACATCTTTGAACAGCACATGGAAGGCAACCAACCCTCACAAACTGATATTTTATATGCCTTGCGAATGTCACATTCAACTTTGAGAAAGGTTTTAAAGAAGCTGATTAAGATTGGTTATATTGAGCCTTGCGAAAAACATGATGCCAGGTTTACTCATTATAAGCCTACAGAAATGGTAATAGAGGGTTTTAAGATACATACCGCCAGACACTTCAAAACGCTTTTAAGCGTTGCTGCTGCCTTGGGAGATCGCACACATATTTTAAATATAATGAATGAAAAGGTTGATACATTGTTGGGTTCTTACGCTGACCACAAACCTTATGGAGACATGGACTTGGATAATGTTAAAGATATTTTAAATACTATGGAGACACATAAAAATAATAGTGTTCCAAATTAGTGTTAATTCGTAACACTAATAATTACGTTTATTTTATAATCATTATTGACTAAGATTGAATTAAATATAAATATACAAATATATGAACAAGCACAAAGAATTATATAAAGGACACAATGCAGTGCCAGGTATAAGACGTAAAGTGGCCGTAGCCAGAAGGATAGCCATTCCAGTTGAAACACAGACTCAATATGAATATGCAGTTGTTAGATTGGAGAAAATGACCCAGGATATGAAAAAAGCATTAAGGCAAAAGGCATCTTTTATTAGTAAAAAATATTATTTAGATTTTTTAATACACGATGCTGGCCAAGATTTAAAATCTTTTGCCAACGATGATAACAACAGCTTTCATTACAAGGGCGTTAAATAACTGGGAGTACCCCTTTGATACTTACAAGGAGTTTATAAACATGAGTCAATATAAGCAGCTAGAATTATTTACCGCAGGAAAGGGCGTTAGCGACCAGAGTAATTTTTTTATGAATGATATAACTTCGCATAATATATATAAGGTCAAACAGGCTAAACATTCCAGAATATTAACAAAAACAAAAAACCCTGGGATCCCAGGATCTAAAAGTATAGCACTTAATGTTATGGGTAAACCCCAGAAGGTGCTGTTTAAAAGGAAACACATTGCAGCTGTCACTAGCGAATATGGTCAAACCCTTTTGGAACTTATAAATCAAAAAGAACCAATACTTCTCCGTGATTCTGTGGATGAAGTCAATAATTTGTTAAGGAGATAACAATGGGAACTAGCGGAAAAATTACAGACGATGGCAAACCTTCATGCAGCTTACTTCCAAGAATTTGGAATAAGGATGTTACAACTCTGGACAATTGCATAAGAGCCAGGAAGGGCCAAAATGTTAGAACGCCTGGTAACAGAATTACTGAAATGGGTAATGTTCTGGAAGAACCATGCATAAGGCGAGCAGCAGAGTTGCTTGGCCTGGATGAATTAGAGGTAGATGTTAAAGAAAGATTTACCCATGACACTTTAGAGTTACAGGCTTCATTAGATGCAAGGGCCGTGGCAAATAACTTGGTGATACAAGATGATCCAGAGTGGGGTATATACACTCCTGGAGCAACCAAGGTACTGCTCAACGGCCCAGGAGTTATTGAGAACAAAGTTACCAGGGATTACCCAGCAGCTGAATTAGAGGAATGGAGAGGCCTATTACAAATGCAAGGCCAGATGGAAGTTATGAATTACGATTGGGGTGTTGTCAGCGTTCTGTATCAATCAACAGATTTTAGACTTTATGTATTTAAAAGAGATCCAACATTTGCAGCTGTTTTGGCTGAAAAGATTAATGACTTTGAAAGAAGGATCCAGGAAGAAGATTACTGGCCAGCTAAAGTTCCAGAGGATCTACATAAGATCTATAAAGATCCACATGGCAAAGAAGATATTAAAAATCTTGATGCAAAAGTTGAGGACACGATTAAAGAGTTTGAAGCTACAAAAGAGATTATTAAAAACATGGAAGCTGCAAGGGATGAATTAAATTTATTGCTAATGACCGAAATGGGAAATCATGTCAAAGGCCAGGTTGGTGAATATGAGATCTCATTACCAACATCAACCAGAAAACCAACGCCAAAGAAGATGGTTCCAGCCAAGCCTGGCGGAACCTATAGAGCAAAAACAGTAAGGGTCAAGAAAAGGGCCGCACCTTTAGGGAGTTAACTTAGGAGAGTTATGCACGACCCAAATAAAATTATAAAATATAAACAACAAAAGGGGGTTTTATATATTATAAAAACCAACTATATTTATACATGGAGAGTTTAATTATGAATGAATTTGACAAATACGAAGAACAAGGCGGCAAGGTTAATTTGCGAGTTACGCCAGAACTTAGAAAAAAAATAAAACAAGTTAGCTTGGATAGAGAAAAACCTATGCAAGACATTGTTGAATATGTTTTAAAGGTTTGCATTTATGCAATCGATCAAGCACCTAAAACTGAAAATGTTTTGCTTGATGTAGAACTTGATTTAGAGAATATCTAATGGCCAGAGTAGTCAACGGCATAAAAATACCAAAGCATTTAGAGCACTTACCAGAAAAAGTATTAATAAATTTAATGTATTTATTTAGATCAATTGTTTGATGGTTAATTCAAGAAATAAAGGGGCGGCCTTTGAACGCCACATATGCAACTTCCTTAACGATCTCCTGGAGAAAAAGGGCCACGATAGATCTGTTAAAAGGAACCTGGATCAATATCAAACAAAAGGCCTTGCAGATCTATACTTTCAGAACTTTGCTATAGAGTGTAAACGCTACAAGGAGCGTAAAGACAATTGGCCCATAACTAAATGGTGGGAACAAGCAGTGCAAGCAGCTGGCGATAAATACACGCCAATACTTATTTATAAATATGATCGCCAGGAAATTAAGGCCGTCATTCCATTGTGTTATTTACATCCAGAGCTAAAAGAAGTTATGGATCCTTCCAGGATCTGTATAACTAATTTTAAACATTTCCTACAAATAGCTGAGGCCAAGATTGAAGATCTTGTTTGAAGATGAGTTTGAGGAATGGATGTTTGGCCGTTGGGCCGAATATCTTGAAACATTAGATCTGGATGATGAACGCCTGGATTTATTTGAGTTTGAGGAGCAGCACAAACAACAGATTTTAGTTTTTTATAGATTGTCATTAGTCAATGTAGAAAAAAGCAAAAGGGATTACCAGGAATGGTTGTCAAAAATTAACAAGAAAAAAACTTTACATTAAAAGGAGTAAAAAATGGGATTATTAGATAGTGGCGGAGGTAATAGCAGTTACCTGGTATATAAACATGGCGATAAAAATTTTTGGTTAGGCAAAGATGATATTTGTGAATTTGATAAGTTGGTTGTTGATGTTGATAGCGTTAAAACTGGCTGGGGTATTTATGCAGAAGATAGATATCAATTTGTTTGGGGCGAAAAGCCAGGTGTTTTAGGGCCAAAGCCAGCTGACATAGGCGATGAATATTGGCGTAAGGCCTTTAGTGTTGATTGCTACATTAAAGACACTGAGGAAAGTGTTTTATGGCAATCAATGACTGTAGGCAACTGCATGGCTTTTAATGCTTTAACTGATACTTACTTGGACAGAATCGAAGAAAAGAAGCCAGGCCAAGTAGGGGCATTTTTATCACTTAAAGATGATAAAGGGAGATTAAAAGTTGATTACAAAGATGATAAAAGAAACACATCCTGGCCTTTGTTTGAATTTCATAGCTGGATAGATAGGCCAGAAGGTTTTGTGTCTGTAACAGCAGCAGCTGAACAGAAAGAAGATACAGCTGATACAAGCAGCGTTAATGAATCAGACATCCCATTTTAAATGCAGCAAGTGGACTGGGCCAGCCTGGCCACCTCTGTTGCGGTTGAGATTTTAGGTGAACCTAAAACTAAAACAACAACACATTGGCGGTGGGGCAATAAAGGATCTTTAGCATTAGCGGTAGAGGGCGAAGGTAAGGGCAACTTTTATGATTTTGAACAAGATAAGAGTTTTACTTGCCATGAGTTCATTATTGAAAATGGTAAAGATCTCCAGGCCACATTAGAGGCACATGGTTATAAAAAGTTTGATCGAGAGGGTGCTGGAATTGATAACCAACATTCTCCCCAAGAAAAGAAGGCTCCCTCTAGGTCATTTAATAAATACCAGATGCAAACACTGGCCAATGAAGCTGTTATTAAAGTGCAATACAGCAGTTCCTTTTGGGTTATGCGATTTCCAGATGGCCATAGGATTAAACAGAAATATGCACCATTTAGTAAGCAAGAAGATGGCTCCTGGATCTTGGCAAGGCCAGAGGCCCCTTTGCCTATTTATTTATCCGATGGTGATACAGAAGGCCCAGTTTTGATCGTAGAAGGTGAAAAAGCGATGCTCGGTGCGGCTAAGTTATTCCAGGGCCAAGTCTGTTGCCATCATGGCGGTGTTAACAACTGGAAAGAGGGCAAATCAGATTGGACTCCAATTTATGGCCGCAAAGTTTTCATCTGGCCAGATAACGATGAGGCTGGTCTTAAATTTGCTACAGAACTAAAAGCTTATTTAAACAGCAAAAAGTGCCAGGTTGAAATAATAAAAATACCAGATGATTTTGCAGAAAAAGATGATTTATGGGATGCAGCTGCAAACAACTATTTTGATTCCCTGGAATCGTTTGCAGATTACATAGAAAACAACCTGGATAGATCTGTAAGAGGATCTTTTGAACTTATGTCTATTGCTGACATGGAAGCAAACATAAAAGAACCAGAATGGTTGATAGATCAGATACTGGAAAGAAATACGATTGGATCTATATTTGGATCTCCCAAATCTGGTAAGTCATTAATTAGTTTAAGCATGATGATGGCTATATCCAATGGCACTGAATGGTTTGGCCATAGTGTTAAACAAACACCAGTTGTTTTGTTTTGTGGTGAGGGTGAGAGATCTATGCACAAAAGGATATTGGCCTGGGCCAAGTTTAATGAGCAAACAGTAAGAGATAACCCCTTTAGAATGTCTAACAGGCCAGCCAGGATCTTAGACGATCAAGATTTTGCACTAATTATGCAAACGCTTAAAAACACCTATGACGAATTAGGCGATATTGGATGTGTTTGTATTGATACGCTGCAAAGAAACTGGGGTGGTGGCGATGAGAACTCCAGCAGCGATATGGGTAAGTTTATCCAGCGAGTAGATGAAATTAAGTATGAGTTTGATTGCAATGTGACCATGGTGCATCACTCTGGCCATGTAGGTGGCAAATCAAGAGCCAGAGGATCCTCTGTTTTGCCATCTAGCGTTGATTTTGAATTCCAGGTAGATAGAAACAATGGCCCAGATGATGATGCCAGGATGTATACCACAATAAAACAGACACTAAACAAAGAGGGAGCAGATCTACCGCCAATAAATTTTGAGGTAATACCAGTTCACAATTTAAAAGGTTATGTTTCCCAGGGGTCAGCAACGATAGATTTAACAGATTTTGTACCAGGCGAAGTAGTTGAAGATCCAGAAAATTTAATAGCTATAAATAACGCCATCACTATTATTCATTCTGAAAAAATTAAAAACAATATAGATCCATATAAAGCAACAGTTAGTATTTCAGAAATTGTTAAATATCTTGATGATGAAAAAAGAAGCAATTCGTGGGTTAGCAAACAAATAGATAGATACAAAGATCATAAATCCCAGTGCTGGACTAAAGACAGCAGGGGCCAATACCAGTGCAAAAACCTTTTAAAACAGCCTTTTTGATATGCAAAATCCCATTAATCCCATACAAAATCCCATTAATCCCATTGCAAATTGCATAGATCTATTAATTCTCCCTCTCATCCCACACTCCTTTAGGAGTGGGATGAAGGGAGTTTTAAATGAGGCGGTGGGAGCATGAATAAAATTTATGAAAACAATGCTAATAACTCGATCTCTGAAGTTAACAAAAAAGAACAATGGATTGAACGCTATTGGAACAAAAGCCGTCTTTTATCAATTGTTAGTTATGGCATGAGACTTAGATTCCAAAAAGCTGAAATGCTTTACAAAGATTCTCTTTATACAACCAATTACAAAAACATAAGCAAGATGGCTGAAATGATGGTTAGAGGTTATGAGGCATTGGTTAAAGAAGCTGAGAAACTTGGTTGTTCTAAATTATCAGTAACCATGTGGCCACATGAACACAAAAAGACCAGATACATGATTGTTAAAAATGATGAGGAGTTTTGGTTGGCCCATAACGCTTATGCAGAAGAACCAGATTGCATCGTTATATGCCTAAGCGAACTTTTTAAGATGGCCGATGATGATTTGTTAAAAACTAAAAAAATGATCCAGGAGACAACAGGACAACCTGGAAAAATTATTGACTATAAAAAAAATGACTAAATGGCATGGCGGTAAAGGATCTGGAAAAAGAAAGAATGACGATCAAAAACAATATGCAGATAACTGGGAAAAAATATTTAACAAGGAGAAGGCTATGCCAACTAAATTAAAAAAATCTTCTGTGATCTTTAACAAGGCCAGCAGAAAAAAAGAAATAGAACATCATTTCATTAAGACCACAGATACAAAGATCCTGGAACAAATGCTTGCAGCTGACACTACCAGGCCAAAGATTAAACAAAAGATTAGAAACGAATTGACCAGGAGAAGTAAATGAAATGTTTTAACTGCAATGCGGATATGAAATTTATAGAAGAAAAAGAAATATCCAGATACAACGATTTATACGATCACAAAATAACTTTTAAATGCCAGGAGTGCAATTCATGTGCTGAGGCCTATGTACCCAAAGGAGAATACGATGCAGATAGATAAAATAATTAAACAAAAGGGCCAGGAATATGGAAGGGCAGATATGTTCATGGGCCAACTGGCCCAGGTATGGGGAGCCATGCTAGGCAAACACTTATCAAGTACACAGGTTGCGGCCATGATGATGGCCTTCAAAGCAATAAGAGGATGTAACAATCCAGGACACCAAGATAGTTTTCTTGATGCACATGGCTACTCAAAGATTGCGATGGATATACTAAAAGATGATGAGGACTTTGTGTAAAATGTTTTATAAACAACAAAAGGGTGAATATGAGTAAGACTAAAGAGATAGATCCAAACAAATTAAAGAAGCAAATAGAATCTGGCAAATCATCACATGATGCAGCCTTATCTCTAGGTGTTAGTAAATCAACTGTACTAAAGAAGGCCAAGGAGTTTGGCTTATCCTTTAGCAATAAATCCTGGTGGAGATCATTATGAAGATAGATGTTAAGACAAACATTAAAGAAGTAACTAAAGACCTATCCAGGACACAAAAGAAACAGATCCCATTTGCTACAGCTAATGCAATCAATACAACATTGTTTCAGTTAAGAAAAGAAATGGGTAAGCAAACAGTTAAAAAGTTAAACAATCCTACACCAGCTACACAAAAAGGTTTTATGGTACAAAAAGCAAATAAGAATAATTTATTTGGATTGTTGTTTTTAAAACAATTTGTAGAAGATTATCTTAAATTTCAAATAGATGGTGGTGTTAGATCTCCAGGACATAAGTTTGCAGTGCCAACTAAAAATTCTAAATTAAATAAATATGGAAACATTATTGGTAAACGAACTGGCCTTATAAAAAAAGATACACAATTTTTTGGAACAGTTAATGGAGTAACAGGTGTATTTGAAAGAACTAACAAGGGCAATAAAGTTAAGCTAATTCATGTGCTGGCTAAATCTGCTACATATAAACCTAAATTTCCTTTTTACAAGATCGGAGAAAAGTTTGTTGATAGTAAGTTTAATAGGAATTTAATAGCAGCATTAAATAAAGCAATGCGAACAGCTAAATACGAAGGCCAAAC